TCAAGCTCAGCGGCGTAACTGAGACGATTCCGGCTGGCACTCCGATCTTCCTCGAAGGTGTCTACGCAACGAACCTCATCGGTAACAAGACCAGCTCTCTCAAGGCTTTCGTGGCTCTTGAAGATGCAACTTCTGGCTCTGTCAAGGTTGCAAAGACTGACTTCGCTGGTCAGGGCACCAAAGAAGCTTGCAAGAAGGACGGCTCTGCATTCCATCCGTATGACGACATCCATGGCCACACGGTCAAGTCTGTCAACAGCATCAAGGCTGGTCACTACTTCCTCGGTCTGTTCCGTATCAACGGCGCATTCGAAATGGAATCTCTGGACAAGCTCGACTGGTCCAACGCTGATGTAACTTCTGACTCTGTCGAAGGCATCAAGATCCACGTGGCTCGTGCTGTGAACGTTGAAGCTGGTACCAACAAGACCAGATTCGCAGTTCCGTATATCGCGGGCGTGGTTGAGAAGCGTGGCGCATCTCTCGTCCTCATCAAGGACACTGATGTCAATATGGTCAGCCTCTAACGAGAAATAAGATACTCTGTATCTCTCATCAAGAGCTCGGTCTTCGGATCAGGCTCTTTCTTTTTTGCTATAAGCGATAGCTTCGCTATAAATAGAATATGGGTTACACAATTCCACGTTGGTCCGATCCGCACAGAAGAAGGATTCTGAACATCAGTTACAAGGATCCAAAGTTCTGTCGATACTATGACCTTGATCAAGTAGACTTCAGTTATCTTGTTTCGAAGATGAAGATGAACATGCCACTCACTGAGCCTGAGAATGACAGACTCGGAATGCACATCTACACGATGATACTCAATGTTCTTGAGACTCCAAAGTGGAAGAAGAAGAGCAAGGAAGAGCGTGAAGATCTGCTAGAGTTCGCATCTATTGAACTGACACAAGCACTTCCAAAGTTTGATCCGACTCTTGGAAAGAAGATCTACTCTTTTGCATTCACATGTTGCGTGAATGCTTTCAATTTGAAATACAGAAAAGAGAAGAGAGATAAGAACAAACAGAAGAAGATTCAGGAGCACTTGGATCAATGCTTCGTAGAATATCTTAGAGAGATAACAGATGGAAAAGTCAACACACAACAATTTGATTGAGCCTCGCTCATTCATTGATAACACTGCACTCATAGTTCCAGCAGACACTGGAGCTTGTGGACACTATCGTCTTCTTCAACAGGCTGAGATGCTCATGACGGCTGGAAAGACAGTGACTATCACATCTCCTGGAAGATTCCACGGAGTCAGACAGAGTAGCACTTGGACACAGAGAATATGCACTGAGAAGATGCTCAACTCTGTCTGGAAGTTCAAAGAGGTCACTGGATCAAAGATTGTGATCGACTATGATGATCTGATCTGGAAGTATAGAGGAGAGAGGATTCCTGACTACAACTGGACAAAGAGCAGAATTGATCTTGATGGCAACACGAAGGCGATGAGAGAGCTTCTTCAGTATGTCGCTGATGATGTAACAGTATCAACTGACACTCTCAAGAAGTCAATATCTGAATTCTATCCAGCAGATCACATTCATGTCATTCCGAACATGCTCACTTACAGAGAGTGGGGATTCAAGCCGAGAGCCTATCCTCAAGAGAGAACATTCTACTTCGCTGGATCTGAAACACACTTCAGCAACGAGAAGAAGATGACTGGAGACTTCAGTGAGAATCTTGCTCGCTATCTTCAGAATCAGAAGGTCATCACGAAGCACATCGTTCCTTGGTTCTTGAATCCTATCAAGAGCTACAAAGCATGTCCGTTGAACAGATACGCTAGAGACTTCTACGAAGAGACTAAGGATGCTAAATTCATCATAGCACCTCTCGCTGACAATCTCTTCAACAGATGCAAGAGTCACCTGAAGTATCTTGAGTCATGCGCTGTAGGAAGAGTCTGTCTAGTAAGCTCATTTGATGGTGGACCTTATGAGGGTGCTCATGAGTACCAGAAGATTCCAGTTGACGCTACTCAGAAGACGATTGAGTTCATCGTAGAGAGAGCAGAGGCTAACTATGTAGAGATCTTGAAGCATCAGTACTGGTATCTCAGTCACTTCTGGCTTGACAACAACTTGAAGCAGATAGGCGATGTCCTCGGATTGAGTGATCAGAAAGTCTCATAGATTTTAATCCAAAGAAGCCATCGTGCTATCGCACAGCTAGAGTTTGGAGGAAACTGATGGTCAATGAACAAGAAGAGATAAAGCTAGGCTATCTCCTAGATCCATGCTTTGAACTAACTAACACTGCAGGAAAGCCGCTCACTAACGGATGGATCGAGGTCTACATTCATGGCACTAGAAACAAGTACTACTGCTACAGTGACTTCGGTGGATCACTTCATCCTTTCAAGATTCCGCTAGACTCTCTAGGATCCAACATCGTTCTCGCAGATCCTGAGAGAGCATACGATGTCTATGTCTACAACAGATTCGGATCACTTGAGATGTCGAGATACAACGTATCTCCAGGTCATGCTGGTGGAGCTGCTATCTCGTCCGGAGGCAATGCAGAACACTGGATCGGAAGATACGGTGACTCTATCTCAGTAGCTGCTAATGAGTACTCTGACTCTATTCCTCTTCCGATTGAGCCTGACTATGAGGGAACATTCATTGACCACATCTACGACAACAAGAACATCGTTCTCAAGGATGGTCTCTATCTAGTTGACTGTCTTCTCTCATTCAGACAGAATCCTGACAGTCTAAACAACACTCTCGGATATGTTCATGTCTTCACTGGTCTAGATGATGGAGAGTCTGGAGTCTTCCAGAGGAACGAGACACTTCCTGACACGGATCCAGATGAGACTCACAACATCAGAGTTCAGTTCATTCGTCATGTAGAAGGATCTACTGGATGCAATGTATGCTTCCAAGTCAGAACGACTAACGCTTGGTCTTTCGTAAGAATTCAGGGGCTTTCTATCGTCAAGCTCGGTACTGCTGGCGGAATCGCTCCTCAGCCTATCGAATATGATGCAGGTCAGTATGTATCTATCGAGAACGATGTGATCTCAGTAACTGGTCTTCAGCCATCTGGAAACTACGCTGATGCAAGTTCTGTCTCTCAGGGCTTCTATGATGTCAATCAGCAATTGAACGCTCTATCTGGTCAGATCAACGAAGTATCTGGTCAGATTCCAAGTCTAGACGGATACGCAACACAGAACTGGGTCAATGATCAGGGCTTCTTGAAAGAAGTTCCGTCTGAGTATGTGACAGAGTCTGAGCTCAACTCTGCAGTCTCCGGAAAAGCAGACAAGAGCGAGATTCCAAGTCTCGAAGGATATGCTACTGAAGATTGGGTACGTCAGCAGAACTATCTCACAGAAGTTCCGTCTCAGTATGTAACTGAATCTGAACTCAATAGCGCTATCTCAGGAAAGGCTGACAAGTCTGAGATCCCAAGTCTTGATGGTTATGTGAAACAAGAGGACCTAGCATCTTACGCAACAGAATCTTATGTCCAGTCAGCTGTCTCTGGAAAGCAAGATGAGCTGACATTCACTTATGATGATGATGAGAAGATCACTACGATCGATGGTCACGGAATCGCTGGAACTGGTGGCGGTGGTGGATCTGGAGCAGTCTACATTCCAGGTCAGTACATCTCTATTCAGAATGACATCATTTCTGTAACTGGACTTCAGCCGTCTGGAGACTACCAACCTGCTGGTGATTATCTGACTTCTGATGATCTGAACGGATACGCTACAGAAGAATATGTCCATAGCGAAGTAAGTGGTAAAGCTGACAAGTCTGAGATTCCGTCACTCTCAGGATACGCAACAGAGGAATGGGTTGGTCAGCAAGGCTATCTGACTTCAGTTCCTTCTGAGTTCATCACAGAGACTGAGCTTGAATCAGAGCTCAGTGGAAAGGCTGATGTCTCAGCGATTCCATCAGTAGCAGGTCTGGCATCTGAGACTTATGTTGATCAGAAAGTTGAAGAGGCAACTTCTGGTAAGGCAGATGTCTCTGCAATTCCGTCTCTACAGGGATATGCTACTGAGTCTTGGGTAACTCAGCAAGGTTACTTGACAGAAGTTCCAGCTGGATATGTCACTTCTGGTGACTTGTCCTCCTATGCAACGACTGAAGATGTAGAGTCTGCAACTTCTGGAAAGATGGATTCATCAGCTTATGTAGCTCCGATGAATGCAGACTGGTCGGCTACTTCTGGTCTATCTCATATCTTGAACAAGCCTGAACAGTCACAGCTCATTCCTGGATCTGGAATCTCTATTACTCCATCTGGTGCAGACTATGTGATCAGTTCTACTGGAGGTGGATCAACTTACACTGAAGGAGACTATGTAAGCATTCAGAATGATGTCATCTCTGTTACTGGTCTACAACCGTCTGGTGAGTATCTTGTACCTCAAGATCTTAGCGGTTACGCAACTGAATCTTGGGTAACTCAGCAAGGATATGCAACAACTGATGATCTTACAGCTGCTACTTCTGGAAAACAAGACACAATCGAATTTGGTTACACTTCTGGTGGATCAGTATCTGCTATCAACAACTCTGCGATAGCTGGAGGAGGCGGAATAGTATCAGGAGGTATTCAACTCTCTGCTGGACCTGGAGTAAAGCTACAGTTGGTTGATGATCATGTCGAGGCAAGTATAGATCTCTCTGGATATATTTGGACAAGTGCAAATCTATTCCATACAGACAATCC